AGCTTTTCGTCGCCCTTGCCTGCGCCGTACAGCTTTTCGGCAGCCAGCACGGCCACCTGCACCCAGCCCTGGGCCTTGGCCAGCTTCTCGGTGCCGTAGCGCTCGCGCAGCCAGGGAATGAGAAAGACGGTGATAGCCGTCACGGCCAGGGTGATGAGGGCTTCCACAATGGGAGTAAAGTCAATCATGCTGATACCTCCTTATTTGTCGTGTTGGTGGAGCATCTCGACCTTTTGTTCGAGTTCGCTCTGTTTCTTCTCGACCTTGTACATGCGGTCGATTAGGTTGTTGTGCGTCTGCACTTTCTTTTCCAGCTCTTGCAGGCGGTATTGCGTCAGCTTGCTGGAGGCAAGCACACCCAGCAGGGAGCACAGGCCGCTGCCGATTGCGCCCACAATGGCGACAATCACAACGTCGGACACCGCGTCCACCCCCTTTCCCTGCTTGTTGCCCATATAATACAGCGCGCGCGCGGCTTTTACCATGGCGGCAACTATGCGTCAAACTTGCAGCAATCTTGCACGAAAAATGCATCATTCTTGCATTTTCGCAGCTGGTGCCGGACGCGATCGCGCGCCATGGAGCGCCACGGCGGCGAAAATATGCAGGATTCATTGCAAACAAAAAAGCCCGCCGGAGCGGGCGGGCGGGTTATTCGTTGTCTATATTCTCTTGGAGGAAAACCACTTGCTCGACGATAGCCTCGCGTACCACGTTATACGTTATGGCGTTGAGGAAGTACTGCTTTGCCTCGGCCTTGGTGCCGCAAACCTCATGCTCGACCAGGTATTCCGCGTAGTAGTCGACGATTTCCGTCATGGTGTACTTTTCCAGCTTCATGATGTTCTCACTTTCCGCCCGCTTGCGGGCCGTTGTCAGCAGCAGATCAGGGACAGGAGCAGCGCGGCGATGAGGGCCAGCGCCAGCTCCGGGAGGGTTACGTCCAGGGGCTTGCGGGGAGGGCATGCCCTGGCATTCGTCCGGGCGATTTCATCCAGGCGGGCGGCCTGCGCGTTGGTGCTCATTGCATGGCCTCCTCCAGGTATTCGAGCGCCTCCTGCACGCTGCTGGCGGCGTATTCCAGATTGTCGGCGGCTTCCTGCATCGCCTGGCCGCGTTCGCCCTCTTGCAGGCTCTCCGGCAGGTTGTCGAAGGCTTCCTGTTCTTCCTCTTGCAGGGCTTCGATTTCCTGCATCAGCTCCTCCAGGCGGTCGTAAATGTTCTGGATGGACTTGCGGCGGGTGTTATTCATGATCATATCCTCCTTGACGTTTTCGGCATTGTCGGTTATAATCATCCGGGAAGCGGCGGTCGCACCCGCCGCCCCCGGACTTGACAAGTTACTTCTTGTCGGTCTTGTCGCTCTGCGTCAGCTTGCCGGGCTTGATGGTGATTGTAATCCGTTCTGCGAGGTCGGGATGATCACTCAACAGCTTGAGCAGCTCTTGCAGGGCTTTTTTTGTGTCCCTGTCCATCGGCTCCACCTCCTTTCCGTACCTCCTTGGTACATATATATAATACCACGTTTGCGTGGTATTGTCAAGTGTTTTTCGCAAAAAAGTTTGAAAATTTTTCAAAGAAAAAAGCGCGGATTTCTCCGCGCCCTCGGTTACTCCTCTTTATTCTTCCAGCGCCGCGAGCGACCCTTCGTGCGGTTGTCCACCAGCGGCAGATCACGCGGCACAAACCACGCGTTCGCCATCTTCACAGCCTCCGGCAGCGTGCCGTTTCGGATGCGATGCCGCAGCGTTGACACGTCGATATTGTTCTTCTCCGCATAGTCTTTCAGCGGGATAAGGTCTTTCATGTCCATGGCTTCCTCCATGCGTCCGGCGGCTTCATCCGCCTGCGACTTCTACACGGTATATAATACCCCTTTTGCGTGGTATTGTCAAGCCCCTATTTTCTCCGCCATTTTGTACACGTCCACAGCCTCCACCCCCAGGCGCTCCGCTGCCGCCGCTGCGATTTCCCCGTGCACCTCAATCCCTGCCGCGTCGTATCCCTCCGCCCTGGCCGCTGCCAGCGTGCTGCCGGAACCGGCGAACGGGTCAAGGATGCGACCGCCCGGCGCGGTGATCTTCACTATCTCCCGCATGATCTCCAGCGGCTTTTGCGTCTGGTGGATGCGCTCCGCCCCGTTGACGTTTGTCGCCCGGAACACACCCGGCAGGCATGGCACGCCCCGGTCGACCGGCATGTGCCCATTGCTTCCCCAGACAAGAAACTCCGCTTGCTGGCGGAATCGTCCCTTTTGTGGGCGGCTGGTTATCTTGTCCCATACAGCCACGCCGCGCAGGCTCCACCCGGCCCATTGTATGGCGTCGGTCAGCGTCGGCAGGTTCCGCCAGTCAATGAAGATAGCCAGCGGCGCCCCTGGCGTCGATTTCTCCCGCGCTGCCTCCAGCAGCTCGCGCATCATGTGCGACCACGAGCGGGCGTCCATCGCATCCCCGCAAAAATCCGGGAACGGACATTTTTTCTTTGCGTTCGTGTACTTCGTCCCCGTGGATACCTGCTTCCCGGCCAGCGTGCTGCCGCTTGCATATGGCGGGTCGGTGATGACCGCATCAAAGCGGCCCACGTCACCCCGCAGCACGTCCAGGGCATTTCCCTTGTATATCTCTATTTTCGGTTTTCTTTCCATACTCCCACCCCTTTGTTATATTGCTATAATATTACCACAATTCGCACAATTCAAGCGAGCATGAAAAAAGCGCGGATGCCTCCGCGCCTTGATGGTTATTGCCGCTTTTTCAGTCGTGCGTATCCGACGAACGCCAGCACGATGCAGGGAATCATGCCCAAGCCGTAGGAAAAGCCAAACAGGAGGGACACGCAACACAGGATGCCCGCCGTCAATGCGAAGCCTTTGCGGCTGGTCAGCCAGGCCACCCAGTTGAACACCTGGCCGATAAATGCGAGGATGAAGAAGGGAATCGTCAGGGCCGCGCCGATGGCGGTGCCCAGGGCCTCGCCCAGCTCCTCCGCCGTGTCGCCGGTGGGGGCCGCGTTCAGCATGTCGCCGATGACGGTATAGGAGATCAGCAGCCAGACCGTGCAAAGGATGGCCCCGATCAGCACCACCACGTCGCGCCTCTTGATGAATGCCAGGAAGCCTCCACCGCTGCGCTGCACCTTCTCCGGCTGCTGGTATGCGGGCTGCTGATAGACGGGCTGCTGGTATGGCTGGAAGTTTCCCGCCTGCGGGCCGTACTGCTGCGGGGGCTGCACCGGCTGCACATGCTGGTACTGCTGGAGCGGCTGCTGGTATTGCGCGGTGATTTGCTCCGATGTTGCATAGCGTTCGTAAACGACCGCGCCCTGCGGCTGCTGGTCGGGGGAATAGCCGCGAACGGCGCCGGAATCGACTTTTTCGTGCATTGTATGGCCTCCTCGGTTGTATTTTATGGGTATCTTTCGACACGTTTCGCCGATTCCCTGCCAGGGCATGAAAAAAAGCCGGGGAGGCCCCCGGCTATATCACACCATCCTGTTATCTGTCAAGTATTGGTCAGGATACAGCAGCAGCGCCAGCCGCTCCAGCGCCCGCTTTTTCCGCCGTGATATGGTGGAAGGGTCGCAGTCGGTGGCCTCTGCCGCTTCCTCCTGGGTCATTTCCAGGACGTACAGGCTTTTGATGGTCTCCAGCTCATCGACGGACAGGTGGCCCATGGCCGCAGCCATGCGGGCCATGAATGCGGCAGTATGCTCGCCGCCCTCCGTCCGCGTTCGTTTGATCTCGCCATAGACGCATAGCGCCTGGTCGACCCGTTTGCATGCGTCCACGGCCTCCACCTCCTCCGGCGTTATTCTTGCACGTCGTAAAGCCTCACGACCACGAAGTCCTTGCTATCGTCCACGATTTCGTCGGATATCGCGGTGATGTATTCCCGGTTATCGTTCGGGATGATGCCCATTTTCTGCATGGCGTCCAGGATAAACTTCTTCGCGCTCACGATGTTGTCGAAGTCGCGGCGCCGGTCGCTCTCGTGCCATTCGATGGACAGGGCCACCGGGCCATGCACCGGGCGCAGCTTGTGGGCGCCCCTGGCGGCCAGGATGTGCCAGCCGATGTCCTCCTCGATCTGGCGTTTCAGCCTCGCGCCCCGCGACCAATGGGTG